TCACGAGTATAATTATACACCCATTCATCAGAACTGACAACCCTTGCGGTATGAGGTGCGTTTTTCAAGATATCTTTATCTGTGTAGATTTCTCTTCTTATCATCTCCATTGCCTTCACAAATCTTTTAAGTTCATCTAATGATTCACTTTCAGTTGGTTCTACCATCATAGTATTTAAAACTGGCCAAGATAATGTAGGTGCATGAAAACCATAATCCATCAATCTTTTTGCAACATCTTCTGCTGTCACAGGTAATGATCTACAATCAAAAATACATTCGTGTGCAACTCTACCATTTTCTGCTTTGTATAAAACCTTAAAGTGTGGATCAATTTCATTTGCTAACCAGTTTGCAGATAGCAATGATACCTCACTTGCTTTTCTTAATCCTTCTCCACCCATCATACGAATATACATCCAACTGATTGGAAGAATACTGGCACTACCATACTCTGCTGCTGATACTCTTTTATTCATAAATGGTGTTAGATGTGATGCAACACAAATCGGACCTACACCAGGACCTCCTCCACCATGAGGAATACAAAATGTTTTATGTAAATTAAGATGACAAACATCTGCACCATATTGACCTGGTTTAGCAAGTCCTACCTGTGCATTCATATTTGCACCATCAAGATATACTTGACCACCATTTTCATGAACGATTCTACATATGTCTTTGATAGTAGGTTCAAACACACCATGAGTTGATGGGTAAGTAACCATAATACAAGAAAGTTCAAACGTATTCATTATTGCTTTCTTTTCTAAATCTTTCATATCAATATTTCCATCATCATCACAATTTACAGGAACTATCTTCATACCTGCCATCACTGCTGACGCAGGATTAGTTCCGTGTGCACTTGTTGGTATTAAGCATACATTCCTATTGTGATCACCACGATTTTTGTGGTATTCTTGTATTGCAAGAAGACCTGCATATTCACCCTGTGAACCTGCATTTGGTTGTAACGATATGTCAGCAAATCCTGTTATATCGCATAACCATTCTTGCAAATCGAATATAATTCTTTGATAACCAAGAGTTTGATCTTCTGAAACAAATGGATGCATATTAGAAAACTCTGGCCAAGATACTGGCATCAACTCTGATGCTGCATTTAACTTCATAGTACAACTACCAAGTGGAATCATACCATTTACAAGTGAGAAATCTTTTTGAACTAATTCATTAATATATCTCATCATATTAGTTTCACTCTGATACTTGGTAAATACTTCTTGTTGTAACCAAGGTTTTTTTCTCATAGGCATAGCAAGCCATTCATATTTTTTATTAATATCCTCAATCTTAAAAGGAATGTCTTCATATTGTGAATGAATAATTAATAATACTTCTTCTAAAGTTGTAAGTTCATCTAATGATAAAATAGTCCAACCATCTTCATATCGAACATTAAAATCTTTTATTGTTTTTTTACCCTTAAATCGAATAGTATCAAATCCTTCTGATTCGTCAACTTCAAGACCACACCATTTCAATGCTAATAATAACAATTGCCTATACTTTAATACTCTGGTTGCTATTCTTTTCAGACCTTCCGAACCGTGGTAAGCAGCGTAAAAACCTGCCATATTTGCGAGGAGTGCTTGAGCAGTGCATATATTGGACGTTGCTTTGTCTCGTCTTATGTGTTGTTCCCTTGTTTGCAACGCTAGCCGTAGTGCTTTATTACCTTGGGAGTCTAGAGACTGTCCTACAATACGTCCAGGAATCTTACGTTTATATTTGTCACTTACTGCAAAGAATGCTGCATGAGGTCCTCCAAAACCCATAGGAACTCCAAACCTTTGCATACTACCAACAGCAATATCAAATCCCATTTCACCAACAGGTTTCATTAACACCTGACACAATGGATCTACAATTGCAATCTTTATACACTTATATACATCTGCAACACGAACTAATGCATCAGGGTTTTTAAGTCTACCTTTATTATTTGGTAATTGAACGATGAGTCCAAATGCTTTTTCAAATTCAATTAATTCTATTGAACCACTAAAATCTATTTGTTGAATTATAATTCCTAATGGTTCTGCTCTTGTCTGTAATACTGCAAGTGTCTGTGGAAATATATCTTTATCAACTATGAATATATTTTGATCTTTTGAACTATTATATGCAAGTATCATTGCCTCTGCAGCTGCAGTTCCTTCATCTAATAATGATGCATTTGCAACTGGTAATCCAGTGAGTTCTGTAATCAGTGTTTGATAATTAAATAATGCTTCTAACCTTCCTTGAGATATTTCTGCCTGATAAGGTGTATAAGATGTATACCAAGCAGGATTCTCAAATACATTTCTAAGTATTACTGAAGGTGTAATTGTTCCGTAATATCCCTGACCAATCAAAGTTCGTTTAACAATATTATGTTCTGCGATTTCTTTTAATTCTTCAAGTGCCTGTTGTTCACTACAGGGTTCTGGTAAATTATTATCACCACGAAGTAAGATCGAAGTTGGTACTACTTCTCTTACTAATTCTTCTAATGAAGAAAGACCCAAATCTTTTAACATCTGAGCCTGTTCTGTTTCGGTAATACCGATATGTCTTTGAATGAATTCTGTCATGTAGTTAGTAATTCTTCTAAGGGTGTTACTGGGTTTATATTATAGTTAGTTATCAACAATTCCTGTTTAACATTATCATCAGTTCCTTTCTCACCTCTATGTGCCATTGAATATCTAAGATTCCAAAAATTCAATTCATATTGTTCATATAATTGCATCAAACGATGATTAACATTGTAAGTAATCATAAAGTTATGTTTGCATTTATAAACCTCATATGCAAAGTAATTATGATCAAATGATTTATGCATTTCACGATTCTTACCATATAAGAAATCTTTAATATCATATGGTGGATCAAGAAATACAAATGTATTATCAGGACCTTCTTCATTCATAACCTTTGAATAATCAAGGTTAGTAATTTTCCAATGTTGAATTAACTTTGAAAACTCTTTTAATTTATCAGCACCAACTAGTGAGAAATTAGAATTAGAAGCTGTTTGTGAAAATGTACTATTTTCTGTGAGACCAGAAAAACTACATTTATTCATTATAAAAAATGCAACTGCTTTCTCAAAATCATCATAAGTATCAATTTCTTCTTTGTACTTATTGAATAATTCTTTTGCACTTGCAGTTACTTTTTCTTTATCACCTTCATCAAGAGTATTCTGTTTTTCTTCACGAACTCTCTCTGATAATTCTTCACCACGATCTCTTAATTGAACCCAAAAATTATACAAGGGAACATATAAATCATTTATCCAAACTGGTGTGTCAGGATTTGATTTTGTAATATCAATAGCTATTGATCCACCACCTATAAATGGTTCACGATATTCTGATATTATTTTTGGATACCATTGAGATAATGTTTTAATTGCTTTTGATTTGCCACCAGGATATCTTAATGGAGTTTTAAGAGATTTAATTGACATTTAAAACTTGTTCATCAATTGTTTTCCAAATAATATAATCATCAGGATTAAAATCACCTAATGGTTTATCTTTTAATGGAATTATTTCTCTTTGATAACGTTGGTTTTCCAAGTACTCAAGTTCCATTCGTATCTCAATCATTTCAGTAAGATCTTTTACTGATTGTGACATACCACGATATCCATTACCAACATAGATTTGACCTGCCATAACTGCGATAGTTGCAGCACCCCAAAAGATATAGTATCTACTTGATTTCACTTGATGTTTTAGTTTTGTAAAAGATTTAGTCATAATTAAATAATTAATTTTTTAGTAGGTTTTGATATTTTACCAAACATTGTATTATACTCCTCAATAATTTCTGGTTGAGGATCTCCCACATAAACAACATACTTTTCAGTAATTTTAATTTTACCCTTAGCGTGTAAAGGAGACCAAGGAGCAAAGGCAATTTGTCCTTGTTGATTTGAAGGAACAGCAACAATTGGATTCTCCATCGTAATTGTATACTCATTCTCTTCGATAACGTCGGCGATTACATCTTCACCAGACCACATACGAATTAATTTTACAGTCATTTAAATTCACACTCCACCATAATTTCTGTTAACGCCGCCAAAAGATTAATTTCTTGATCTGCGACGAACGCAATTTGGAATTGATATTTTGCAATAATAAGGACAGCAGCAGGTATACTGCTATTGACCAAGGAATCATATAAGCTATCGTAAATGCGACGCAGTAACACAGAAGTTTCATTGTCCATGTTGGAAACAACCCACTTACGAACTTCGGCAAAGTTTTTTGTTTTGAGATTCTTAATGAGATCATTTACAGCAACGTCCGAAAAGGCAGCTAATATTCCACTATCTATTTTACCACTAACTGAGTATCTTTGCAACTCATTTAGAACTCTTCTCCAATCAGGAAAGTGTTTATTAATTAACTCTGCTAGAACTTTTTTATCTGCTTCTATCTTTTCTTCTTCTAAAATATAATTTATTCTTTTGAAGAATTCGGCAGCAATAGTCGGTTTGTCTCTTTTATTAATATTAAAGTCAACCACACTGCACCGACTATGGAGGGGTTCGATGATTTTGTTTTTGTAATTGCAGGTAAAGATAAATCTGCAGTTGCGCGAGAACTCCTCAATCGACGCTCTAAGGAGGAGTTGTACATCGGAAGTGGTATTGTCTGCTTCGTCAATGATGATGACTTTATGTTTCGAGTCACTCGTAAGAGAGACTGTAGATGCGAAGTTCTTTGCGTTGTTCCGAACAGTGTCGAGAAAACGTCCTTCATCCGATCCATTAATGACATAATAGTCTGCTCCTAATTGATGGCATAATGCTTTTGCTACTGTGGTCTTACCAATGCCTGGTGGACCTGACAATAACATATTTGGTATCTCACCCTTCTCTACAAATTTTTGGAAGGTTTCTTTAGTTCGTTTTGGTAGAATACATTCATCAATTGTAGTGGGTCTGTATTTTTCAACCCATATAAAATCACTCATTATTTAAAACCTTTCATTTTTTTTGGTTTGTCAATTACCTCAATTACTGGTGGTACAGATGCATTACGTCCTCTGTTCCACCAATGCTCTTGGACTTCTTGCCAAGATTCTACCACAAATGACCTATGTTTGTAAACTATCTTATAATGATGTCGGTCATATGGTTTGTTACTTAGCATTATGTTTGTGTCTAGGATTGTCTATTTCTCTAGTAGAAATATAAGTTCCGTTTTTATTATGCCCGTGAGCAATTCCCATCTCGTGCATTCTTGCGTGTTCTTTAATTTCATCTTTTAGATTTTTACCTCCAGAACCAAAGGTTTGGTAAATACCATAAGCTAATAAACCAATCACCACTAAACCAAGAAATACAGCAAATGCTGCACCTTGTCCTAAGTTTGCGTGTGGTATAAGTGTATCCATACACCTAGCAATTTTTTCTGGATCATCCCATGTACCAGGTAATGTATAAATTGGTGGGCAAGCAATAAAAATCATTCTTGAGATCTCCATTTTTTTCTCATACTAACATATGTAACATTTTTTGCAACTATATCATAAAGATTTGTGCGGATTTCTTCATAACATACCAAATAAAATTAAACCAAAAGCAACAAAAACCATGATGCCCATACTAATAACTGTATTATAGAACCATCTAGGTATTTTGTCGTTGTTCTCTTTCATCTAAAACTTCATTAATAAGTTGTTTTAACTCTTCTTTGAGAGCATCAGATATTAAGTTGACTTGTTTAAATTCTGCAGGAGGTATTGCAGCACGTTGCTCTTCGATACTCCTACCATCACCTTTACCTGTCCCATAGGACATTCCTTGAGTATCAATTTTCATAACCAATCAGACCTATCACATCCCCATTTCTTAACTTCCATTGAGTGAAAACGGTTCTGCATATATTGTATCACAGATTTGTAATCTGTTTTTGGATTGCATGAGAATAAATCACATCTAACAATGTCATCCTCAGGCCACGTATGTATGCTTATATGACTCTCTGCAAGTAAGGCATAACCAGTAACACCATGAGGTTCAAACTTATGAGTATCAACCTTCAGTACTTTTAATTTACCAATCTTTGCTGCTTCTATTAGAGTTTCTTTCACATACTCTTCATCATCTAATGGTTGAGCCATTAGACATTGTTTTAAATCAAATAATACGTGTTTCATTACCAAGTCGTAGGATGATTATCAATTTTACCTTCAACGTGATTATGATCTATTTCATCAATATGAGCATGTTCGATATTAAAGTGTTCTAGTGCAGATGCGATTCTTTCAAGTGCATCTGCTATACGATCTGTGTCAATAGGATTCATAATTAAAGCCAATTAGGTTTACGATTTGGGTTTCTAATATAATTATTACACACCCAAGGTTTAGATGCAATGTATCTTTTGTAAGCAGTGAATATGTCAATTGTTTTATCATACTTAAACACATCAGGTCCTGCAAAGGCAAATGGTGTTGCCTCTTTATGACAAAGCAATGTTCTTCCTGTATTTTTTTCAAATACTTCTTCTGCTACATTCATAGCAGTTTGACAAGAATGTATCTTGCCATACCTATTAGTATATTCTTCAAGTAATGCAAAACCGTGTTGAATTAACCAAGCAGTATTAGCAATACTTTCTGCTGCCCAGATGGTACAAGGATGTCCTCTGAACGCACCTTTCTCTGTATTGTATGGTGTTCCATCTTTCTTAGGTAATAAATCATTACCCCAATTGTAATACCATTTAGAATAAACTACTGCTAACATTTGGCAAGTTTCTAATGGCATTTTGACCACATGTTTATCAGGCAAAACTTCTGCCGAAACATTAGGGTCAGGATCTGTCACGAATATGTTCATAATGTGGAGGTGTATAATGATCGTTCCAGTGTCGAATGTTTCCTGCAACGATAAAACAATTGGTAATCACAAGTTGTAAGAAAATAAATGATCTGACTAAACAGATAATATTATCATACTTCTTGGTAGTTTCATCTTGGAATGAACCAAGAGAATACTTCCATACCTTCCATATAGTAGCACAAAAATTATTCTTTATCAATATTCTTTATATTATTTTTCTCTTTCATATATTCTTCTCTACCATCTCTGGTAAAGACACCTTTCTCATAATCAAAGTAAGGATGTGGTGCAGCAGG